GATTCTATCGATTTTAATATGCAAAGTGATCTAAGTATTGAGGAGATGTACAGAATAGAAGATGAAATCGTAGAAGACTTTTTAATAGTGATGGATTACATAAAAATGGTCTCTTTAGCGAAAAAGTCGCTAGATGATAAATGTTTGAAAGATACATAACTAGAGATCATTTTTCATAAACGCACTATGTTAAAAAACTTTGAAGGCTTAGACGGTTTCGTGTGGTGGAAAGGCGTAGTAGAGGATCGAATGGACCCTCTAATGCTAGGTCGTGTTCGTGTACGCATTTTTGGACTACACACCGAAGATAAGAGTCAAATACCGACTGATACTCTACCTTGGGCTCAGGTTTGTTTACCAATCGATCACGGAAACAATGTCGTAGGACTCAGGGAAGGTGACTGGGTTTTTGGCTTTTTTATGGATTCTACGATATGTCAAATGCCTTGTGTGATAGGTATGATACCAGGCATACCGACACAACCAGCATCACCAAACATAGGTTTTAATGATCCAACTACCATTGAGCAATTAGGTGATGTTCCTAGACCGCCAGAATTTGGTACATCATATGATTTTGGTTCTAACTTTTTGTTGGGATTGCAAGATGCATCGAACGTTTCATTAAATAAAACTTTAGCTGATATTAGACCAAAAGTTTCAGTCAAAAACAGACCACTAATAGACAATTTCTCGCAACAGCTATCAAAATTCGATCAAAAGTCATTGTTCAACCTATCTCAATTTATGTTGCAAGATCCCGCCGGTGGATTAAACCTGTTAGCACAGGATAATAAATCAAAAAATTACGATAATATCATCAATACAATAGGACTAGATTCTGTAGGAAACCTGTCAGATGAAAACAGAAAGTCTGTAGCAGATGGTTTAGGCATAGTATTGCGACAATTATCAACAAATCCTAGTCTGCAACAAAATTTAAAAAGTACGCTACAATCCGAAGTTACTAATAGGTTGACATCCTTTGTCAATAACATAATACCAACAGAAGTTGCACAATCACTTTCTACTCTAGGCCCTGCGAGCAATATCAATTTAATTTTATCGAATTTACAAAATGGTGGAAAATTTGATGTTGCTAATTTATTTAATGGTAACATCAACGGAACAATTACAGACGTGATTGGTAAATTGTTACCAATCAATAATCCACAAGAAATGATATCCAAATTAGGAAGAGATACCGCAAATAGTATTGCTAAATTTCTGGGTTTGGATTTTGGTTCAAATGATGAAGAATGGGTTCCTATCGAATTTGAAAATGAGAGAACCAAAAATGAACCTTTTAGAAATGAAAACAAACTACCAATACAGGGTTCCGGTGTAGGCGTACTAACTAAAAAATTCGATATAAGCACCTTCCCTTACGACATAAACAATGATAACGTCTACGATAATACTGATGCAGAACTATTAATACAGCAAACCAGACGTGATCAAAGTGGCGAACAGGGCGAAGGCGAATCGACATACAACACGCCAATCTACTCTGCGAGTCGATATCCACTCGAACCATTTCTAAATGAACCAATTACATCCAGATTAGCAAGAAATCAAAAGATAGAAGATACTATAGTTGCCAAAAAAACTGCGAATGTCTCCTCTTTCTCTGCGGCATCATATGATCCCGTAAAGAATATGGGTCTAAATGCATTCTTCTTTCCTAGACTAGCGGGTGCACCAAAATTAAAACCGGACGGCGAAACAAAAGATCAATTGCCAGTAGAAGGCGAACCGTTTGATGAACCGCCTACACCATATGCGGCGAAGTGGCCATACAATCACGTATATCAATCGGAGTCTGGTCATTATATAGAAATTGATGACACGCCAAAAGCGGAAAGACTACACTGGTATCATAGATCTGGTACGTTCAGGGAAATGCATCCGGATGGAACACTAGTAGATAAATGTATCAATAAAATGTACACAATATCTGTTGGTGATATGTTTATTGCCAGCAATAAAAACATACATTTAACTTCCGATGAATCCACTAAAATAAAAGCAGAAACAGAATTAACAATAGAATCCGGTTCAACTACAATATCAACCGGCGGATTGTCCATAAAATCTGGCACAACATTCCAAGAAATGGAAGGTGGACACGCACAAAAAATCTCAGACAACAAAGAAGTGGAAATTGGTGGTGATTACATATTGAAAGTTGATGGTAAAGTTAAGATTATTGCAGACAATATAGCATTTGATTCATTAAGCTATATTTCAATGAGAGCCGCATCGTCAATCGTATTTGAATCTCCTGTTATTGGAAACAACACAGCTTCATTCAATGTTGCCGGTATAGCTAATTTGTTTCCCACCTTTTCTCCTTTATATACGCAAAATTTAGAACCTCCATTTATACCTGAAGTTGACGACAAAAAGGAAGAACCAGTCGCATCAAATTTTAAACCTGGATTCATAATCAGATTTTCAAACGGTGATTATGATCCGACACAATCAAACTATTTGTACAAACCAAAGGCAGATAGTGATGGCAAGCCTGTTGTTCTCGTACCGCCTGGTAATGGTCCTATCGTAATGTATGAAGCGTTGCCGACCGGACAATTAGAAACATTCGATTTAAAATATGCACATGGACCTGGCGACACGGTGACTTGGCAAGTCACGGCACCGAAACATAGAAGAGGTAATGTCATCGAAAGACCTAGGTTTGCCGGTAATGCTAACGGCGGCAGAGATCATTATAGATTTTCAAAATATGCCAAAGATTATCCAAAACAATTTATAATAGCCGACAATACTCGTGAATTCTTAGTATATGATGGTAAAATTAGACATGATTAAAAAATTAAACAAAACACTTATAATATCGCTACTCATCATTCAATTTTTGGATATGAATTTTACATATTTTGGTATATTAAACCACGGATCTGTGGAAATCGAAGGTAATCCATTAGTTAAATTTCTCTGCTATCACCTTGGTGCAATGTTTGGATTATCTCTGGTAAAATCATTAGCACTATTCGTATTGTCTTATGCATATCATACAGAATCGATATTGAACAGTAAATTTTTATTTACGTCACTTTTTACAGTCAATTCTTTCTATGTTTATGTAATGTTCTGTTGGTCATACTATTTTTTGATCCTAGTATAAATAAAAGTCGTAAGACTTTTAGTTTAGGCATCAATAGTTTATGGCTCTAGAAAAAAGAAGATATAGCGATTTAGATCTATCTTTCACTCCACATCCAGACACAGGCGATTTGATACCACTTAGAGGTGATAGGGCCATCGCAAGAGCTGTTCGACAAATTGTATCTACTAATTTTTATGAAAAGTTTTATAATCCATATTTCGGTGGAAATGTAATTTCTCAATTGTTTGAACAGTACGATTCACAGACAGAACACATCATAAAAACTAAGATTCAAGAGGCCATTCGTGATTATGAACCTAGAGTTAAAATACAATCAATACAGGTTATGTCTCCACCATCAAAAAATCTGCTAAATCAAAATACTTTGGTGTTACAAATTCAGTTCTACATAGTTGGAGAAACCGAATCGAAGCAGATTACATTTTCACTAAAAAGGGTCCGATAAATGACAATCAAAAAGTTCACTGAATTGGATTTTCAGCAGATTAAACAAAATCTCAAAGATTTTTTAAGAAATCAACCAGAGTTTCAGGATTACAATTTTGAAGGTTCTGGAATAAACTTGCTATTAGATGTTCTTGCATATAATACAGGTTACAACGCATTTTATTCAAATATGATTGCCAACGAGTCTTTTCTAGATACTGCCATATTGAGAAATAATGTGATTTCAAGAGCTAAATCTTTGGGTTATATTCCAACTAGCATTAGGGCACCTTATGCAAAAATTAATATAACAGTTAAATTACCTAGTTCGGACTTTTCACAATTCCCCGAGTATATAATAGTACCACTACATCACGAGTTTACCGCCAGATCTTCCAATCAACCAGTACAACTCTATACAGTTGATAGAGTTGTTCTTCCAAAAACAACGTTAGTTGGTGGCGTACAGCAATATTCCGGTGAGGTGAATATCTATCAAGGTAAAAAAATAACTCACAAATTTACTGTAGATAATGAATTAAATTCAACTCAAAGATTCATTTTGCCAAATGCTAATATAGACAGTACAAAACTTTTTGTTACTATATTACAAAACTCAGGTGTTGCACAAGGAGACACTTGGACTTTAGCAAAGGATGTAACTGAAGTTGGTCCTAATGACAATGTTTACTTTCTACAAGAAGCAGATAATGAATTTTTGGAACTCTACTTTGGTGACGGGTTTATAGGAAAAAAATTAATAGATGGCAACCAAATCTCTGCAACATATTTTGTAACTGACGGTCCATTATATCACGGATTGAATAAGTTTAACACTATCAGCTTGACTGCGCCAAGTAGCGTTACTATTCCACCACAGTACATATCAATAACCACACTAGAATCTTTGAGAAATGGTTCAGATAAAGAAACTATAGAAAGTGTAAAATTTAAAGCACCATTATATTATGATACACAAGCTAGAGCAGTGACAAAATCCGATTACGAGACTTTACTAATTAAAGACTATCCGCAAATAGAACACGTTAGAGTATGGGGAGGTGAGGACAATTCACCACCAAAGTATGGTGTTGTTTTTGTTTCTGCCAAACCAAAGAATGGATTGACCTTTAATACAATAGAAAAAGAATCTATTATTAATACAATTATTAGACCTAGAAATATGGTCGCTATTGAAGTTGAAATGGTAGATCCAGAGTATATGAATATTGGCATAGAAACTACGGTTAGATTTGAAGGCAGAAAAAATAGCAAATCTTCTGGTCAAATAGAAAACTCCGTTAGAGAGTCGATAAATAAATTTGCGTCAGACAAGTTGAGTGGATTTGATACTACCTTTAGATATAGTGCGCTTTTGAGATATATCGATCAAGCCGATGATTCAATAACCAGTAATATCACTTCGGTCTACTTGAAATATGCCGTAACTCCACCATTTAATGTGGCAGTTCAATATAATTTTTCATTCCAATCTTCGCTGGATTTGGGTGATGTACTACATGATATAAGAACAATAAAAAGTTCTGGATTTATATACAACGGTTTTGAAACATTTATAACCGACGATGGTAATGGAAAACTATTTGCGTACAGACTGTTCGGTTCAAATAAAATTATAGTAAATGACAACATAGGTTCCATAAATTATGAAACTGGAGCAATTCAAATATCTAACCTAATTATACAGGGATTGAGTGATGGTGGTAATAAACTATATTTCTATGCTACGCCATCGAATGGTGATTTTTTCGCAAGTAGAAATAGAATGTTATTAATTGAACAGACCGATGTAAAAGTTAAAGTTATTAATGAGAATAGATAATGTCACAATCTATAACATGCACTGGCATAAGTTCTGGATTTTCATCATCAAACCATGTGATGGTTGGTGTCGTTAAACCATCCTCAATTTCGACAGCTTCTGTCGTTAGCTCACCAAAGGTTAATTTACAAAATTTAGTTCCTTCTTCAATTGCTTCCGGAGAAGTTCACGGTTCTCCTACCGTCATAAAACAACCGAGACAAATTCAAAGCATAGCAAAAATAGTTAAGCATAGATTGCCACAATATGTTCAATCTGATTTTCCTAGATTTATAGATTTTCTAGAAAAATATTACGAATGGATGGAAATCAGAGGCAATGCTTTAGGATTAAGTAAAGATCTACCTAGATTGCAAGATCTTGACACAACTGAAGACCCATTTTTACATTCACTTCAAAAAGAAGTGATGTCTAGATTTCCTAAAGAATTATACGTAGATCCTGCAAATCCAAACAATAGAGTTAAGATACAAAATGCCATAAAAAACATTGTGCAATTTTATGGTGCAAAAGGAACAGAAAGAGCATACAAATATTTGTTTAGATTAATATTAGGTGCTGAAATTGATTTCTATTATCCTCGTGTGGATATGCTCCGACCATCTGATGGAAAATGGATTCAAAACTATTCTGTTAGAGTTGAGATGCCAACCAATTCGGCAGATACTCCATTTGCATTCATCAATAAAAAAATAATTGGGCAAAATAGTCAAAGTTCCGCATTTGTTGAATATGCCATAAAACTTGAGATAGGTTTAAATGTAGTATACGAGTTATTTTTAAATAGAAGTTCAATAACGGGAGAATTCTATCCTGGCGAGACTCTATACTCCGATGAGGCTCCAAACGTTTTCGCAAATCCTGTAACTTGCGTAACTGGTTTTAAATTATTCGACAAAGGTTCAAACTATTCCATAGGAACTGAGATAGTCAGTAATTTTCAAAACTTTAATATTCAAGATTTTAAGGCCACTGTATCCACGGTAAATACTTTAGGTAATGTAACAAAAGTTGATATTGTTTCTCCAGGGTTTAAAATACCACCAACAGCATTTAGTGAAGTAAAAATTGGTGAAAGAACTTACAACAATATATTAGTTTACGAACCGGATGGTGATAATCAATTACACATAATTCCTCAAGTTGGTACAATAATAAAATATAAAGGATATTTCTTAAATGATGATGGAAAATTAAGTGATGCAAAATTTATACAAGATAGTTTTTACTATCAACAATTTTCTTATGTAATCAAGGTTAGTGAATCTTTTGACTTTTATGAATCTTTTGTTAAAGATTTAATTCATCCATCCGGTTTAAAATTATTTGGAAACTTTTTAAGTGAAAACTTTATTTCAAGTGGAGCGAAAGTACAAAATAATTTACAGATTACTTGGCACAACGAAGTTGAGTATAATGATATTTCATTTAAACCGCTAGATGTAGAATTAAAATTAGAAGTCGATCCTAACATACAACCTGAACTCGATGAATATCAACTAGAAAGTCTAGTCAGATACAGAAATGGTGCATCATTAAACAGCATCGATAGATTTAAATTTACATATAAGCCAAATGGCGGAAATGATGAAGATAGATTGTTATATTCTGGCAATTCAAATTATTGGAAAACCGATTTTGCAAATTATCAAATAAAAGATTTCTTTGATATCATTGTTGGTGATTTTTGGATGAAACCTTGGTTAAGAACCAAGATACAACCAGAACCAATTTTAAAAGATCCTTTATGCGATACTGCATCACCCTTTCCTAGTGGATCGAAGAAGTTATTTACTATCAACATTTACACGCAAGAAATATTTGGAATTCCTTCAGTATTGAGTGGTGCAACATCGATTTTAACTTCATCTATAAATTCTAATGAACAGTTTGGTAGTGTCAATATAGATCTTGGTCTATCTCCGATAGTTTTGCCTCCCGAAGAAACTTTGTATACTTGGGGATATATTGCAAATGGAACCCTACCAAGATTACAATCGACTCCAATAAATGAAGACAATTTAATACCATACTCAGATGTTATACTAAAAGGAGGATTTGGTAGTGGCGAATTGTTGATGGCACTCAAGCAAGATGGACAACTATGGGAAGATAATATATTTGCCGGTTTAACATTTAATAGAGATTCAAATTTTGTCAAAATTACAGGCGTTCAGTACGTTGGGGGAGGAAATTACGGAAATGCCGGAATTAAAGATGACGGAACATTGTGGCAATGGCCTCATTATGTTTGGTACGAACCTTCCACGCATACCGCACCAACCTTATTGAATGCCGATACTGATTGGGTAAGTCTTGACAGCGGAATTAATCACTTTTTAGCACTAAAGTCTGATGGAACCTTGTGGTCGTGGGGTCGAAACCATGAAGGTCAGCTTGGTGATGGAACAACTGTAGATTCAATAACGCCAATTCAAGTAGGCACTGATACAGATTGGTCTTTTATAGCGGCAGGTGGATATGCGTCATTTGCAATTAAAAATGATGGAACACTTTGGAGAATCGGAACGATCATAACAAAGGTTTTAATCGATCCTACTTGGTTTAAGTCATCTCACTATGCGTGGGGTCAATTCATGAATGATTGGTCGATTAATTATGGAAATATTAATACTATAGGAACATTTCAATTTACCACTGCTATAGATATACCGACAAGTGGAACATATAACTTTCAATATGCTGCCGATAATCTCGGATCTTATAGCATAGCAGGACAGACTTGGACTTCTTCAAATAATTTCGGTTCAAGTTCAAACATATCTATCACTTTAACCGCCGGAACGCATGTTCTTGTAGCTTCTTATATCAATGAACCACATCCGAATCCCGACAATCCAAGTGGAATAGCAATAAAAATAACCGACGAATCTAATAATGTAATTTGGACAACTCTTGACTATCTAAACGAACAACAAGGTTTTAATTGCATTAATGTCTCAACTTCAAGTGGACACCATTTAGCTATAAAATCGAACGGAACTCTGTGGGCATGGGGAGATAACACCACAGGTCAATTAGGTGATGGTACTACAATTTCAAAAACTCAACCAATTCAAATTGGCACCGATAGTGATTGGACGGAAATTGCTACAGGATTTTCATACGGTGCTGCATATTCATATGGGATAAAATCAGACAAGTCATTGTGGGGTTGGGGTTCGGGTGCTAGACTATTGAGCGATTCTCCTTCCACGAACATTAGCACAATACCCCAAAGGCTCACAACATATTTAAAATGGAATAGAATACAAACACACGCATTTCAAAGTGGTGGAATTTTAGATGTAACATCACCTAAACCTATTTTTTGTAATGGTATAAGTACAGGAGAAGCATTCGGCTCTACCATACAACTAGATGTCGAACCCGTATTAAGTTCATATGGAGTAGGTTGGAACGCCAATGGCCAACTTGGAGTAACATCTGTTGGTGCGACTTCGATCACGATTGGAATATCCTCCATTAGTGAATATTCTCAAGTTTCCGCCGGAGAACGAAATACACTATTCATCAAAATCGATGGAACACTTTGGTCATGTGGAAGAAACGTAGGAGCAATTGGTAATGGTAGTTTTGATGATGTTACCGTTGCACCAGCGATACAAATTGGAATCGGATATACTTGGAAAGCGGTCAGTTGCGGATATCAGTATGCTCTTGCAATTCGTGAGGACGGCACACTATGGGCTTGGGGACAAACTTACAATACCGGATCATTAGGAGATGGTACAAGCAATCCTAGTGCATCACCAATTCAGATCGGAACCGATACAGATTGGACAAAAATATTTGCCGGTGAATTTCACAACATGGCAATAAAATCCAATGGAACACTTTGGGGATGGGGATATAATGCTTACGGACTATTAGGCGATAATACTACTAGCAGTCGAAACGTTCCTACTCAGATCGGCAGCGACACAAATTGGGACAAGATAGCACTAGGAGATCGACACACATTAGGAATTAAAACTGACGGAACACTTTGGGGATGGGGATATAATGATAGCGGACAGGTTGGAGATGGAACAAGTGGTACTTCAAGATTAATACCAACACAAATAGGAGTTGACACAGATTGGAAAACTGTTACGGCAGGTTACTTTCACAGCGTTGGACTAAAAACCGATGGAACACTTTGGTCGTGGGGATATGGAGCTAACGGCGGACTTGGACAAGGAAATACTACTACATATCTTTCTCCTACACAAATTGGAAGCGACACGGATTGGGAATATTTGGCACCGGAGTCAAGTGATCATCATCACGCAATAAAATTAGACGGAACCGTATACGCCTGGGGTGTAAATTCTAATTACCAATTAGGAGATGGCTCTTCAACTGGTCGATTGTCTCCCGTTCAAATTCCTACACCAGATAATATAGTGCACATTGCGAGTGGCGGATATCATACAATTTTCTTAGTCGATTCCAATGTTCCGTGGCAGGGTGTAATTTCATCTGGTATTGAATCCGGAGAGGCCTTTGGACAAACTCAATTATTAGGTTCTAATGGTTTATTATACACTTGGGGTGATGCACGTTATGGTGTGCTCGGAAACGGTACATATCAAACTGATGCGCTAGATGCTGATGTATTGAGTCCTACCGTAATTAGTAGTGGGGTAAAATGGAAAGATATTTCCGTAGGTTCCCAACATATGATTGCGCTAAAATTGGACGGAACACTATGGTCTTGGGGATTAAACACCAACGGACAGTTAGGAAAAGGTACAACCACAAACAATAATGCAAATGGAACTCCTGTACAAATAGGAAGTGATAGTAACTGGATTTCTGTCTCGGCAGGTGACAATCATAGTCTTGCAATTAAAAGCAATGGAACAATCTGGGCTTGGGGCGCCGGTTTATATGGTCGATTGGGAGTAGGAGATACAAGCGGAAGAACTTCACCTACTCAGATAGGAAGTGATAGTAACTGGATTTCTGTCTCGGCGGGTTCGTTACACACACTTGCAATCAAAGCTAATGGAACTCTTTGGGCATGGGGGAATAATGATAACGGTCGTCTTGGTGATAATAGTACCACTCAAAGAAATTCGCCAGTTCAGATAGGAGCGTCCACAAACTGGATGAAAGTTTCCGCAGGTAATTCACACACCGTAGCATTGAAAAGTGACGGAACGCTTTGGTCTTGGGGGTATAATGCTTACGGCCAACTCGGCGATGGTACAACAACACAAAAAACATCTCCGATACAAATAGGAACCGATACCAATTGGAAAGAAATATATGCAGGAAATCAATATACATTTGCAATTAAAAATAATGGAACATTATGGGCTTGGGGTTGGAATAACTACAGAGTGTTTGGAAACGGAACAACTACCAATTCGCTCGTTCCTATACAAATAGGTTCTGATACCAATTGGAGATTAATTGAAGGTAGAGATTTATCGACATTTGCTATTAAAACGGACGGCACACTATGGGCGGCTGGATACGACAATGGTGAGTCGCCTCTAGGACTGGGCGTACGTCAAAATACTAACGTATTAACATTTACTCAAATAGGAACCGATACTGATTGGTTATTAATATCAGGCGGTGGTCAAGGACAGGCGGCCGCAATTAAACGTAATTAAACAATACTAAATAATGACATAATAACATTTTAAGGAAATGTTCGATGGTTGCAATAATAACTAATAAATTTCGATTCATGCAGGCTCGCATATTTAAAGATGCGATAGAAGACTCTTCTGTAGGTGCAGATACGCATTATTTATTTGTAAGTAGACCACAACCGTGGAACACAGCAACCACCAACGCCGATTTAATACCCGATGTTCCGGAAGATACGCTATACAGTGAAAGAAGAATTTGGGACGGAATGATGGGTCTCAAAAAAATTACACCTAATAATTCTTCTTTTGTTATCCCTAGATGGAATTGGGACGCAACAGGAAATACAGTTTATGTTGCATATTCTGACCAAGATCCGCACATATTCGAGCATCCAACTTCCAGTGAAGTTACGAGCGGAAATGCCAATGGTTACACGCCAGGAAACATTTATGCAATGAATCAATATTTTCAAGTTTTTAAATGTTTGTCCAACAATGGCGGCGTTAAATCTACAATAGAACCCGTAACGGATGAAAGTAATCCTTTGCTAGTTATAAGTTTAGCTGATGGTTATAGGTGGAAATATATGTACACCATACAAACTGGCGATGCATTAAAATATTTAACCGATCATTGGATGCCAGTCAAAACTCTAGAGTCTGACGATGGTTCGGCACAATGGGATGTACAGCAAGGTGCTCAAAATAATGGAGTAATAGATTCCATTCAAGTCATCAATGCCGGAACACAATATAATAGAGTTTTAAACACAACTACTGTGAGTAGTATAGGATTAGTGGGACCAAATCAATCCATTTCAACAACTAGCTCTTCTGCCGTTACCAACAATGGATGGTATGCAGGAGCTACTGTGTGGATAGTATCGGGGACCGGAGCAGGAAGTTCTTCCAAGGTTATAAGTTATCTAGGATCTACTAAAGAATTCGTTCTAGAATCTACATTATCTATAGATTTAACTTCTCAATTTCAAGTTTTGCCTACAGTAAATATCACCGGCGATGGTACGGGTGCTAGAGCAAAGGCAAATGTAAATTTTTCATCACCAAATGGAATAACATCGGTATCATTAATTAATGCAGGAACTGGTTATTCTTACGCAACCGCAACTGTTACCGGAGCAAATAGCGGAAGTAATTTGGCACAGGTCGTTGTTGTTTTACCACCAAGTCAGGGTCACGGTGCAGATCCTGTCGAAGAATTGGGCGGACACTATGTTATGCTCAATGTCGATTTAACTTACTCAGAAGGTTCTGGCGATTTTCCAATATCAAATGATTATAGACAAATTGGCATTATTAGAAATCCAGAAACATTCGGATCTTCTGGAACAATTTTTTCAGGGTCGACAGCAAGTGCCAGTTCGAGACTCACTGTTACCTCGACATCAAGTACCTTTGCTCTTGATAGTATATTGGTAGAGCAAACGCCAGGGGTCGCACAGGGTTTCTTAATAGAGGTATTAGATAACGGTACTAATAAAGATTTAGTATTTGTCCAAATACCAGAAACTGGTTACGAAAACTTTAATGTAGGAAACTCGGTAATTTCTGGAAGTGCTTCTGCCACAATTAGCGCAATAGTGAATCCAGAAGTCCAAAAATATAGTGGCGACATAATTTATTTTGAAAATCGTAGACCTATTTTAAGATCGCCAGATCAAACTGAAACCATAAAAGTTATTATAGAATTTTAATTTGTATATGATACACTATACAAATAATATTCTAGAACATAAAAATCTACTAAAAATAATCTCGGTTATTATCGACTAAATATAACAAAATCACACTTTAGCGGAATTTTATTATGACCGACATAAAAGATAAACTCAAAAATGCGCCTTACTTTGATGATTATTCTGAGGATAAAGATTTTTATCAAATACTATTCAGACCTCGATTCGCCGTACAAGCAAGAGAATTAACACAACTACAGACCATATTTCAAAAACAAATCGATAGAATGGGAAGGCACTTCTTCAAAGAAGGTGCTATGGTCATACCAGGATTGTCTTCTTATGATACAAATTACACATATGTAAAAATTTATGTCAACGGAGGTGGTTACGATAACAGTAATTACTTTAAAGATGATTTAGCAATAAAGTCTACTTTTATTGGCGGTATGCTTTACAGCTCAACAGGTGTTAATGCCAAAATAGTTAATTATACATCGCCAGATAATAATGGCATTGTCAGATTATACATCAAATATACTTCAGCCGGCGATCCTTCTACGGGTGGTATACCAGGTACTCTAAAGACTTTTCTATCTGGAGAGGTTCTTCATTTAAACAATCCTGAAATGTTAGAGACTGGAATAAAATTGAAAGTAATTGAAGACCAAAGTTGCATCGGTGTAGGTACGGGAGCTAACATAAATTCTGGTGTTTATTTCACCAATGGATATTTTGCGGCAGTCAAGCAACAGTCAATAGTTATTGCACCAGAAGAAACGTTTCCTACGGCAAGCATTGGATTGTTGGTAGAAACTTCTATAGTGACATCAGAAGAAGATGAAAGTTTGTTAGATAATGCACAAGGTTCGCCAAATTATGCAGCTCCTGGTGCACATCGACTAAAAATCGATCTAACACTAATTTCAAAAGAAATCGACAGAATCACAACCAAAAAGTTGACAAGTAACAATTTCATTGAATTGATAAGGTTGATCGACGGTATCCCACAAACGCCACCATCTGATCGAACTGATTACAATTTAATCAGAGATGAAATGGCTCGAAGAACATTCGACGAATCTGGAAACTATTCTTTGAAACCATTCATCGTCGTGTGTAATGAATTTTTAAACGAAGGCGGTGGAAAAGGTATCTACACTAGGGATATGCTGAAGAGAAAAAGCTCAACAGTCGCTAGGGAAGTTGGTAAGGATCTTCTGGGTTTAGATAGTTCACATCCATATAATGGTGAATTTTTGCCCGGAGCAAGTGAGCAGGAATTTTTAGCAGCTTGTCGTGACCGTGTGGTATATGACATAGATCCAGGAAAGGCATACGTTAATGGTTACGAAATAGAAAAGCTATCATTAAGTAGAATTGTAGGCAGGAAAGCCGTCGATTATCAATCGAGTAATTTAGAGGTTTGTTCCGGACCAAAAGGTCCGTATGTTTTAGTAAATAATGTTGAAGGTTTGCCCGCAATAGCTTGGGGTAATTCAGAGTTTGCATCAACGAATGAATCTTTTGCCAAAATGTTACTATTCAGTAGACGCAAGGCGTTTATGAATAGTACCAACGTACCAATATCACCAGCGAAAGTGAGCACCGAATATGACGTTCGTGTTGCTAGTACCGCAAACATCACAAGTCTTTCAGGACTTCTCACCATTGACGGCGTATCGCTCGTTGCTGGTGATAGAGTTCTTGTAAAGAATCAGACCGACTCTTCAAAAAATGGCATTTATGTAGTCGTGAACCCTGGATCATGGACCAGAATTTCCGACATGGCAGTAGATCAAACCGTAACAAATAAATCGATATATGTTAAGGTTGGTTCTGATGGCACTGTAAACAAAAACAAGAATTTCATACTCAATTCAAAAGATTCCACCAGTAAATCCATAGTAGGTTCCCTTAAAATAGGTACATCCAGTTTACAATTTGAAGAAAATACAGAGATAGGTACACCCGAAAAAACTTTTGAGTCATTATATTGTATAGGAACCGCCAGACCAATATTCTTTTCTTATGATTCACAAGACGAAACCGGCGGTGCTAAGTATTCATTACACTTGATGGATATTCAAATGAAAGATGGTTACACATTTGATAATGTGCAATCAATATATCAAAGTTCTGTTGGTTCTGGACCCACATCAACCGGCACATTCTTTTGTGATGCAGTATTGTTTGAAGATCCGCTAATAGGAACAACAGTATCAACAACCGCCACATTTATTGATAAAGCCGTCACGGGTAAAAAGTCATATTGGAGAACAGATCCATCGCAACAACTATCCAAGAATGACTGTTTGGTGCATACGCCAGATGTTGATCCCGAATCAGGACTGCCGCCAGGAGAATCTACTTATTTTTACGTTCTTAATTCTCCATTAACTAACGCAAGTTTTAGCGCAGAAAAATCAAAGAATGTTGCACTTACAGATGTTTCAATTTCCAAAGCATATTCTGAACTTGAAAATCAACATTTATCTAATTTATTTGCTGTAATGCCCAAAGGATACATCAAATCTATAGATCAAACTGAATTACTATATGAAACACAAATGTTGTTTGTTTTGGCACCAACGGATGATAAAATTACGATTTCATTGAACAGAGGAATATTTACGTCATACAACTCAACGGAATGGTTTTTCTGTAGTAAAGGCACAGGAGAAAAATTAACTCCCGCACAAAATGGTGTAACGATTACTACTACATCTAGCGGTAATGGACAAGCGGTTATAGAATTTTATGAAACTACTCCTGGCGATTCCATAGTTTGTATAGTTCCGGTTGCCATAGAAGGTGACATTGCCGGAGGACCTAGAATCAAAACATTAAAATTGGGTAGCTATCAAAATAGTTCGCTCGGATCAAACTTCAAAATAGCAGGGAGCGTAACTAATACAGATTTGAGCAAGGTAATGCTTGACAAAGAGGATGTGATAAAAATAAAAGCCATTTATATGGCGGCAGATTTCTCAACAGATCCTACATCACTTGATTTGGACATATCCGATAGATATGAATTGGACAATGGACAAAGAGATATGTTTTATGACATTGCTTCGATCTCTCTCAAGAAAGGCGCACAACCACCAACGGGAAAAATAGCTGTAGTTTTTGATAGTTATGAACACGGAAGCGAAGGTACATATTTTTGCGTAGAATCATATATCAGAGAAGGTGGTGCTGCCGTTTCAATTTTTGATATACCAAAGTATGAATCCTCAGATGCCGGATTCATATATTCATTGAGAGATGTTTTAGATTTTAGATCGACCAAAGACGCCGATGGTACATTCAAGGGCAAAATAAGTTACATACCAAATCGTACAATTTACCTGAAATTTGATTATTATTTACACAGAAAGGATAAGTTGTATATAAACAATGCTGGCGAATTTAAAATAAAAGAAGGTATTCCTGCCTTTCAGTCTGTTTTGCCGGACGATCCTTTAGATGGTATGGTAATAGCAGAATTGACATTACCCGCATTGACTGAAGATGCAAAGGGTATATTCGTCTCACCTAGAGAAAATAGACGATATACGATGCGTGATATTGGAAAAATTGAAAAAAGAATAGAAAGACTTGAATATTACACATCATTGTCGTTGTTGGAAAAAGATACAGCATCTTTAGTTACCAAAGATGCCAACGGAGACGATAGATTTAAACACGGATTTTTGGTAGATAATTTCAAAACACACGCCGTTGGTGACGTGAACAATTCTGATTACGTTTGCTGTGTAGATCCAAATCTTGGCAATCTAAGGCCGGCATTTGTCGAAAGATCCGTTTTACTTAGTGAGATAAAACCTTATCAAAATAACATATCAGGATTTGACAAAAATATAACAGAAGTCGATAGAGTTGGATACATCAAAAAGAAAAATCTATTGATGTTGCCATATGAAAGTCAAGTCACAATTTCACAAAGATTAGCATCTTCGTCAATTAATGTGAATCCATATAATATGATATTTCACACTGGCAAAATGACTATGACACCAGATAATGACGTTTTCAAGACAACAAATCAGTTAGAATCGGCCATAGTAAAATTAGACACAGGATTGGCAGATGCATTAAGTGATCTTACAAAAGGTTTAGGTACGGTTTATGATAATTTTCAACAAACTGATTGGGTTACTACAGAAGGACAGCCGGAAACAATGAAGTTTCCTCCAATACAAGTTCCTGCGTTCAATGACAAAGGAAAACCAAATGAATTAATGAAATGGCAGCAAAAACTTGCGGCTAAAAACAAAAAACTACAAAACTTATACAGAACAAGGGCCGAACTACTTGGTCAGGTAGGAAATAACAAAAACGACAAAGGATTAAAAGATACTAATAAAGATATAAAAAGTTTAGAAAAAGAAATTTTATCTCTTGAGAGAAATCCTCCTCAGGCCACCTGGCCTGCGGCCAGATTTAATTATACAAGAACCACGTCTACTAGTGACTTGACCGCTAGAGGCAAAAGGTTCTCAACAACAACAGAAGAATCGAAAACTTCTTTGGGTTCTTCGGTGAAGAATGTTACTGTAGCCGAGTATTGCAGAAGTCAGATAATTCACGTTTCCGCCAAAGGGTTGAAGCCTAATTCGGCGATGTATGCATTTTTTGATGGGTTGGATGTAACGCATTTGTGTATACCAAAATCCGCAGGTTCGGAAATAGTTATGCCAATACCAGAAAGGGATACACCGACATTATACAAGGTCAGGGATGTCGAAGATACAAATACTAAAAAGAAATATCCTGCTATGAAAGGTACAGGGACAAGTACAACGGTGTACTTCAATCCAAACACAGAAACGGGAAATGATGCAAACGCAGCGGGTGCATATCCACTAAAGGCCGATCAAAAAGGAAATCTAGAATTATACTTTTTCTTACCCAATGGTATAGAAACATCTCTACACTCATCCTCCGGTAGTACCAAATTTACGGCGGATCAATATAATCCAAAGATTAGAACGGGTAGTAGAACATTTAAACTATCGGATTCAAGGCAAGATATTTCCTCAGAAGAAAGTTCGAGGGCATCAAAAAAGTTTGAATCTTCTGGTATTATTCAAGATCTTCAAGAAAAAATCTTGTCAACACAAAACGTTGAAGTTTCGGTAGAATATGATGAACAAGCCACAATTTATACAGCGGTGAACTCAAGTATTAACTTAGGTAAAGCCTATTTTAGAGATCCTATAGCAGAAACTTTCGTGATTAACTCGCCGGGTGGTTGTTTTATATCCGGTGTTACATTATATTTTAGATATACACCAAGGTATAAAAAAAATACAGCAATTCCAAGCAGTGGTGGAATTCCAGTTGTTCTTGATATCAGAGAAACCGGTCTTGGAGTACCTGGACCCAGAGTTATACCTGGATCTCGTGTTAGTTTAGATCCAGATGAAATTGTTATTAACGAGGTAGAATTTTCTAGTGTAACCGAAGGTAAACAGGATGGTGGAGAAGGTATACTCACGGTGAAAGTACCTATAAAAGATGAAAATGGTGATGTTATCGCAGATAAAACAATAGAACAGCAAGTTTTTCAATCCAATGGTAATAGGCAGTTAATTTGGGACCCCAAATTGCAAAAAATGTTGACAATAAATGCGAATAATCGATTTCAAGAATTTGGTGATGTTGATCAATTATCTGCCTCGAATGTAAATTCTTTCGTCGGCACTTATTTTGAATTTGACTATCCAGTTTACATACAAGATGGTACTTCTTTTGCAATTGTAATAACAGCACTATCGGATGAGTATGAAGTTTGGTATGCAACTAATAATCAATATATAGCGGGTACGGCGAGTGACATAGTTAAGGGAACGGAATCATATGCTGGCGAATTTCTCAAATCTTCAAACTCGGCAACTTGGAGCGTGGTGGAAGCCTCTGACTTGATGTTTCAAATACATCAAGCGAAGTTTGACATAGAACAGAGACCTCTTATTACTTTTGCCAATGAACAAATACCATTTGATTTGTTGCCAAAAAATCCATTTAAAGTTGAGGCGGGTTCTAGCATAATAAAAGTTAGACATAAAAATCACGGAATGAGAAATAGACTTAATGACATCAAAAAGCCAAGAGTTAAAATAATGGGGGTAACTTCAAATGTAGGTGGTATAGATTCAAAGTATATTAACACAGAATCGGAAGATTCTGTAAATAAGTATCACGAGGTGGTAGTTTTAGACTTTGATAGTTATGCTATAGACGTTGGAGTAGATGCAACCACAACAAACTATTCGACTGGTGGTGATTTAATTCTTGCTACAGCCGATATTCAAGTTGATGAAATGAAATTTGGTATTAATGATATTATACTTGAAGGTACAGTCGTAGATTATTCATATAGAATTTGTTCTGGATCTGGTGTACACGGCGATTCTACAAATGAACCTTATGTTTTACCTTTGGAAGAAGAGTTTGAATTTTGTCAGAAAAATAACGTGATTAAATTTCAATCGCCAAAATTAATATGTGGTAGAGCAAACGAAGGTGAATGGACTATAGACTCTACATTTAATGGAATAATGAACACACCAGGCGTTGAAGATAATCCAACACTTTCAAAAGTAGGTGCGTCAAAAAGTTTGTTTGTGCAAGCAACGCTATTGAGTCAAAATGAAAATTTGACTCCTATAATCGATGTGGAGAGAGTTACTTGCAACATAATAGGAAACAAAGTATCAGATCCAGGTCTCGTTGGACCTGAAACTTTGTCAAATCCAAATACTTACAAAAGTTTTACGGAACCCACGGACTATGTTTTCTTTGGATTTAAACTAGATTCAACAGTAACACTTGGCGCTTCAAATCAAATTACTGTAGCAGACAAGAACAATTTTCACGTAGGCGGTTATGTTTTGATACAAGGTGTAACTGCAAAAAATCTAAGAAAAGTTGTAAGCGTATCAACTACAGGAAATACAATAACAGTTGATAAGAATTGGTCTATAAATTCTGGTGAGAGTGTACAGTGTTATTCATCTGCACTAGATGTATGGAATTTTGCAGACGAGGCATATCCTGTTGCGTCTAATGTACCAATAACGGTTACGGGAAATTCATTCACAATCAATAATTCTGGTGCAATTGCCGCATTAGCTGAAATTCCTAAACAATCTCTGATTAAATTAACTTCACCAAATAAAACTCCAATTATTACAAGGGTTGTTGATTCGATAATATCACTACCCAATTTAAAAATAACAGTTGAAGATGGTATTAATCTGTCTACGCTAACTGCAAGTGATGTTACAATTTATCTGTATGAAGATATAGTAACTTGCACAGGATTCGGTTCTACCGGAAACGCATCCTATGATGTGGCAAGAAGTGTAGGTAAATCAGTTTTGGCAAACATGAAACCAGGACAGTACATAAAGGTAATGAATTCTGGTACGGGCAAAAATGATTCAACTTATGAAATTTCTAGAATTGAAGAATTATTAGATGATCCGATATCAAAACAATATAAGTTACAAATAGAAGTTAAATTTGATGTTCAAACCGATCTTTCGCCTACGAACATAACGGTTTTGGGCATTGAAGACTTCTTCTCAGGCGAAACTGCTATAGGAGCAACTTCGCCGTGTAATTATATCACAAAGAGGGTGATTTTGAAAAACCCTTCTACTGCATTAAAGGTAAACTTCTTAGGTTGCATACAAGACGGACAAAGCGTAACCGTTTACGCAAAACTTTCTGGACCTGATGATCCTAGAACGTTCGATGACATTCCTTATATTGAAATGAATCCACTAAATCTAAAATTACCAACTGCGGCTAGTGATGATGTAACATTCTCATACTATGAATACGAAGAAAGATTATTACCACAATTTACTGCCTTTGCCATCAAATTGGTACTGAGTGGAAATAATTCAAGTAAACCAGTAAAGGTTAAGGATTTACAGGTAATAGCATTGGACGAATAATATGACTAAAGAGATTTTTCTAAAAGTTAAGGATCAAAACAGTCTAGTTCGTGACACTAGGAGTAATGCCATACTCAATGTCGATGAAGTTGAATACGAAAAATATCGTTATATGAAAAATGTTAGACAAAGGCAAAACTTAGAAAAACAAATACAAAAAGATGAGATAAATACTCTACAGCAAGATGTTGAAAATATAAAATCAGAATTATTTGGTATGAAGGATCTTTTATTACAAGTTTTGGAGAAACTAAATGGCAGAAATTAAAGTTCCCGATTACGCCACCGTAAAATTATGGTGGGAAAAAACAAATGAATTGGGAGTTGCGATAGGCGATCTTGATCTTTTGGACATTAGGATTAAAACTGATCCTAATTTTATTGCAGCAGCGGAACCAAACTTAGTTTCTGCAATCAATTCAATTTTCTCCTCACTAGAGAACGATAGATTATTACTTGCTAGAGCAATAGCGATGAGCTAATAGGAAAAATATATGGCAATAAACAGCAATTTTAAAAATGCAAATTTGAAAGATGTTGGTGCTTCTTGGCAAACGTTATACACGGCGCCTAGTGGTAAGACTAGTTATTTTATCCATATTAGTGTCGCATCCATAAATGGTGGTGGTCAGGTTTCTGTTAGAGTTTATGATAGTTCCGCTAGTGTGTCAACATACACCGTAAAGGGCGCACCAGTTCCAGAAGGAAGTGCTTTGCCTTGTTTGATCGAAGGTAATAAATTAGTTTTAGAATCTGGAGATTATGTTGAAGTTAAATCCGAATCCGCTGGTATTTTATTTGATGTGCAAAGTTCTTTAATAGAAGACGTAAACACATAAGGATGAAATAATGAGTTACATAGGAAATGCAAAATCGCCTCTAATTTTTGGTCCAAATACCAGAGATGATATTGTACCTGATGGTACAAAAACAATTTTTGATTTATCACAAGAAGTGCCAGGCGGTTATGAAGAAAACATAACCGTAATTAGACAGAAATACATTACTAGATCGGTAGTAAAAAATACAACAAATTTAGTTTTTGAAAATAATGTTTTAGGTGATCAAATTTCAACAACAGATCAAGATTTAGCAGCAGCATTATCAAGATTTGCTCCTGGCGATTTTTTAATAATTGCTGGTCCATCATCCGTTGATAGCTTAGGAACTTATGGAGTTACAGCGGTAGATTATAATGGAACTGATATTTCTATAACAGTCGATGGAAATATATTACCAGCAGATAGCGGTGATGTAAACGTAGAAATAATTCACGGATATTATGACAATTGGGAAGTTCTACAACCAGGAACAGATTACACAATTTCTGGTATAGGATCTTTATATAATAAACAAATTGGATTTAGTTCAGCACCAAAAGAAGAAGAAAAAATTTATGTTCTTCACAGGGGAGAAGCGACATATAATTTTGTTCCTACTGCCGGTTCTGTGGGTCCAGATCAATTACAACAAAATCTTAGAAATTTTGTAGTTGATAGACATACCGGAACGGGTTCACAATTTAATTTTTCACTTTCACAACCTGCAATAGATTCTAAGTCATTATTAGTTACCGTTGATGGTGTGATAGTAGATGGTGATAGTTTAGGATTCTCTTCAGGAACTTGGTCTTTGACAGAAACTTCATCGGGTTCTGGAATTTTCGACAGAATAACATTTGATGTTGCACCCGCTGTTGGTAAAATAATAAGAATTCTACACTTAGGATTCTCTACAGTTTCCAGAAGAGCACTATACTCGCCAAATCAAAGTGCACTGGTAGTTCCTCCTAGTTCGGTAGGTTCTTATGAACTACAAAATGATTCAGTAAGCACTGCAAAATTAGTAGATGGTTCAGTCATTTCAAGTAAAATTGCCGACGATGCGGTAAATGGCAGTAAAATTTTACTGAATAACAATCAAGCATTAAGATCAAAAAATTCCTCTGGAACTGCCGTTGATTTGGTAAAATTGAATACGTCAAATTCTGTGGTCTTAACATCACCAACAAACTTTAGTATTAATGGTGATATCATTCCAGCATCGCCAAAAGATTTGGGTACTACTGCAAACCCATTTAAAGAATTACATTTAAATGGCCCAATTAAAGTTGATGAATCCGTTGTTGGTCAATCGATCACCATCGATTCGGGAAATATATCAACACCTACACTAAACGTTACTGGCGATATAACAGTTGGTGGAGTTGTAGATGGAGTTGACATATCAGATCTAGAAGATAGAGTACAATTACTTGAGTTTGGTTTTCCTATAGGTGGTATAATACAATTTGGTGGTGAAACCGCACCGCCAGGTTGGTTATTATGTGATGGATCAAGTTATTCGTCTAGCTTGTATCCTTCGTTATATAGCGTTATAGGAGTAAAATATGGAGGCGTTGCCGGAACAAGTTTTAATGTTCCAGATTTAAGACGAAGAATTCCTATCGGTAAATCTGCATCAGCACCTACGAATATTCTGGGCGCAACGGGTGGGCAGTTTGATCATATTCACGAATTGCCCGATCATACACACGATGACTCACACACTCATTTAGTACCTGCTCATCATCACGAACATAACATATCAAATGGATCAAATTTAGCCATTACTGTAAATTCTGGTGATCATAGTACGTCAATATTACACAAACATTCCTCATTTCCAACATCGGCATCGCAGGGATCTCACGAGCATTTTCTGGGTAACGTAGGTGATACATCTGACATTACCAGAAAAGTTTTCGCATCATCGGAACAATTGACAGCAACCTATACGGGGGTGTCGCCTGCTAGAAATCCTGCACACACTCACGGAATATCAGGAACCACTAGTGCAAATTCAGTTAGTCATACACACGCCGCCGATGCAATTACGGAAGCCGCAACTGGACTTGCAAATCATACACACTCCGTTTCAACAATTGCCATTGAACGTGCCGGAAGTATTGGTTCATCGAGCAGTTATCACTTTGTGATCGGAACCGTAAATAGTGGATTGCCTTACAATAAAAATTTAAGAGACAATTCGGCGAATTATGATGGAGATCACGATCACGATTTAACAGTAACAACTACAACAGAAAGTGCTACACATACACACAACTTATCTTCCACGACAATAAGCACAACAGGTTCTACACACGATCACGTAGTAAGGGGTACGGTACCAAAAGAAAATACGTCTAACCACCAGCATGAGATAGATATTCCTCTATTTACTGGTAATAGCTCAAGTAACGGAGAGCATACTCATCCAACAGGATCTTTCACTGGTAAGATAGGAAAGGTTACAGGAGGCGTTTCTGGTGATAGTAATATCACATCTTTAGGTAGATCTACAAATACCACAGGACAGATTTCTGCGCCAGGGCCCGGAACAAGTTTCTCCGCAAACCCACCATACATAGTATTAAATTATATTATAAAGATTTAAAATATGGCAAAGTATCTAGGTTCGGGAGCAGCATACGGAGTTTTTGAGAAACAAGTTATTTCTCCAGACGGTCTTACGACTGAATTTACACTAACATATCAAGTTGGACATTCATCTTCGATTTTAGTTATTAGTGATGGTGTCGTACAAGAACCAAACTTTTCATATGGTTTAATTGAAGGCGGAAGAAAAATTGCATTTTCATATCCTCCACTACTCGGCGAAAGAATTTATATTGTTTATTTGGGTAGAGAAATTTCTGTTCCCGCTGTTTCGGGAAATTATTGTTTACGAATACGATTAGAAGCGCCAACTTTGAATGGAAGTACAACAACATTCGATCTTTCTAGTTTAGGATTTTTACCTACTGATCTTGGACTATTAAGAGAAGAAGGTATGACGGTATTTTTAAATAAAATACCTTTACAGTTTGGAAGTGATTGGACCTTGAATGTTTCGCCAGATTTTAAAGTCGGAAATACAATCATATTCAATTCAGCACCAAGCGTGACCTCTATAGTTGACATTTATGTGCACGCAGTAGAAAGATCTGATATCAAAACAGTGGATACAGCTAGTATAACAGGAGATAAACTAGCAAATAATATAACCATAGGAAGTCCTTCAAATAAATGCGAAGCAATATATGTAAAAAATTTAGTTGCGGATAATCCTATAGTTTATATCAATTCTTCACAAATTGAGCTAAAAACACATTCAGGTTTTACACAATCCAGTCATCACATTTTAACTAATGCAGTAATGACTACCGATTCATCACCAACAATACTTTGGAACTTTGAATTGCCGAATGTTCCATCTGGTGTTGCAAATTCAGCAATTTGGTTTGAAGTTGATATGGTAGGATTGAATGTAAGTGTTGATGAAAATTGTTGGATAAACATAAAGGGCGGTGCCAAGAGAAATGTAATTGCAACCTCTTTAGTTGGTATACAACAAAACATATTTGGTACGGACAGTTCTGATTATAATGCATTCGTACAAGTATCAGGTACTAATGTACAAGTTATGGTAGTTGGACATCCAACCAACACAGTACATTGGGCAGCTACAATTAGATATCAGGCAATCACTTCTGTCGCACTATAAATAGAAGTGCAAATAACATTGTAGCAGAGGGATTACTATGTCCAGAAATAAAGGGATTAATAAACTTGTAGTTAGTGATGATACGACACCATCATTACAAGAATTGCCAGTTCTTGCCAGTGAAACGCTAGGTGTTTTCGTACATAGCACAAACTCCACAATACCTTCAAAATTATTTCTATCGCAAGGTACGGCAACCCAAGCTAGTTTTTCCAGAATTGAATTTGATACAGATTCCGGATTAGGAATTTTTACCGATGTACCGTTTGTTTCTTCTCACGATGCCAGTATAAAGTTTAAAGCACGAGGAACTGACTATTGGAAAATAGAAGGGGTCAATGGTTCATCTGGCGATTTGTTACCTCTGATCAACAATCAATTAAAGATAGGACGCTCTGGCTTCAATCTAGCTGAAACATTTTCTAGAAAGATTACCTCAGATAGCACACTAGCTCTAGCAGCCGGCGGCGCAACAAAATGGAATCTAGATAGCGGAGGAAACTTAATACCTTCTACTGCCAATAGTCAAAATTTTGGAGCTACTAGTACTGCATTATCCCAGATTTTTGGAAATCAATTAAATTCTGGAACTGGACAAGCATTATATCTTGGTTCAAATGGCGGTGCTTATCAATGGCGCATAGCAAATGGAACAAATGCAGCATTCATACCAAATTCAACTTATGACATTGGTGCATCGGGAAGTAGGGTAGGAAAACTCTGGGGAACTGATATTGATATTACGGGAACTATAAACTCAGGCGGATTTTCATCTTCTGGTGATGTCATCACAAATTCCATTAGAACAATAGGAACATCAGATAATCTTGTAATTAAAACTGGCACGGGATTTGCGGAAAAGGTAAGAATAACATCGACTGGTAAAGTAGGCATAGGCACAACATCTCCGTATGCTAGTCTTGATGTTGCTAGTAGTCTTCAGATTGGAAATAGTGCAACTTCTTCAAATAACTTTCATATAACTGCCGAATCTACCGGAGCGTTACAGTTTTGGAATGGTAATTATGGAACAGGTACTGAGCTAATGCGAATAACATCGGGAGGTAACGTTGGCATTGGAACATCAAGTCCGGTAACTGCATTAGATGTGGTCGGGACAACCACCATTGGAGGTGCTACTTCGGGATTCATCCTCAATTTAGGAAGAGGCACCGCATTCGGTCGTCAGGGGTATTTGGCCGGGGATGGTACGAATATTGAATTCAATAACCAACAAAACGGCATCATGTATTTCTCGACGAACAATGCCGAACGGATGCGAATTGCTGCGAACGGGAGTGTTGGCATTGGAACAACTAACCCCCTAGATCGGCTCGATGTTTCTAGTGGCGCAGGCACTTTCCGGACCCGCATTCGCAATACTACGGCAAACGAAGCATTTTTACTTTTCCAGAACACGACCACTGGGACGACCACGGGTGATGGGTTTTTATGCGGCATTGATGCCGGCGCCGCAGTCTACGTGTGGAATCACGAAAACAACGTCATGCTTTTCGGCACGAACAATACAGAGAGGATGCGAATTGCTGCGAACGGGAATGTTGGTATCGGAACTACAAATCCACTAACAAAATTACACATACGAGACACAGCGCCAATCGTGCGATTGGAGGATGCGGACACTGGTAGTTTTTCTACAATAAGTGCAGATTCAGGTGCAGGAAGTTTGTTTATTTCCGCCGACGAAGGAAATGCACAAAGCAACACTTTTATAGTTCTGAAAACCGACAATATTAATAGGGCCACCATTGGCAGTACGGTGATGGATCTCACCACATCATTACAAGTGGCAGGAAGTGTTACATCCGCCAGTTTAATCGTTGATACATCTTTAAATTCACTGGGTGCTGGCGAATCCTCTCTCATAGTATCGGGAAGCGGAAATAAAGAGAGGCTTGCCGCAAGACACTATGGAAATGGAGATCCTGGCTTTCTTGGTGAGCGATATATGGGTACGGTAGGAAGTCCTACGGCCGTAACAATTGATCAGTCTCTAGGGTTTTTTGGTGGTCGTGGTTACAACGGAACTGGACTGTCCAGTACGTCTGGACTTTTTGGTGTTCGTGCCGCCGAAACGTTCACTGCAATTGCACAGGGAACCTATTTAACGTTTGAAACAACGCCTATTGGATCGACCACCAGGCAGACACGAATGGTAATAAGTTCTAGTGGTAATGTGGGTATAGGTACGAATAATCCTTTATATACTTTACATGTTAATGGCAATGCTTACTGTGGTAGTGGATTACATGTAGTAGGAGCACCCCAAACTAATAGTCAAGGTGCACATATTGGTTGGAATTTAGATGACGGCGGCGGTGGCACTTGGTTCATGAACAATAGAGGAACAGGTGGAGGTGGTTTTGTATTTGTAAATAAGTTGGGCAGCGACTTGCCAAATCAAAACATTATAGCACAAATTGGATCGACTGCGGCTCAATTACCCCAAGCACTCGATCTAGGCAAGATAATACCAGCGAACGGAACTGAAATAAATACTTATATCGATTTCAATTCACGTCCTACAGATCTTGTTCCAGATTATTCCGCAAGAATTATCAGTCTAGGTGCTAATATCAATAGTGATTATCCTTCTGAAAATTTTATGTTAATAGCTAGAACGTCTTATACTAATCAGTATAGATGGCCTGGTATTAGATTGAGACTAGAAACTCGTAATAATAATACAAACCGTTGGGATGATCGAACAATAGTCTTTCACAGTAGCACCAGTAATACACAGTTACCTAGACCATTTTTTGCACCAGCAACAGATAGTGTAGGACTAATAGATCTCGGCACACAATCACAATATTGGGGAAATTTATACGTAGATAATATCTTCTACAGAAATAGTTCAGGTTCTTTTGTGGGAATTGGATCGTCGGTTATTGATGATCCAACAACCGATTACATAGATCCAAATCCTTCCGATATTAGATTAAAAAATAATATACAAGAAATTCAAAATGCAAAATACATAATAAATTCAATCAGACCTACAGAATTTACTTGGAAAAGTAATGATCAAAAATTTGCAGGATTTATTGCACAAGAATTGAATGAAGTTTTACCACACGGAGTTGTTCAAGGTAGTGATATGTCGATATCCGAAGATGATTCAGAATTTGAACCTTGGAAGATTCATACTTCCATTGTTATTCCATATTTGACTAAAGCTCTACAAGAAGCATTTGTTGAAATTGCAGAATTAAGAAAAGAGATCGAAAAGTTAAAGTCATAAATAATTGATAAACTCAATCGTCTTCGGTACTTGATATGCCTAGAACAGAAATTAAATCTTCTACAATTGCAAATTTTGAAGTCAAAAGAGAAGACATAAACACATCCGAAAGTGGAAGTGCTGTTATAACAAAAATTATAGCAGGTTCAGGCATAACAATAACTAATTCAACTGGCGCAGATCAAGGTACCGGCGATGTAACAATATCATCTGGCGGCGGAACAATAAACGATCTCAATGGTCAAAGTGGTGCATCACAAACTTTTGCAACAGGAACATCTGGCACAAATTTCAACATCTCATCCGCATCAAACGTACATACATTTAATATACCAGACGCATCATCTACTAATCGAGGTTTAATAACAACTGGCGCACAAACAATTGCAGGTTCAAAAACTTTTAGTAGCAATATTATAGGTTCAATAACCGGAAGTGCAAGTACACTAACAAATGCAAGAAATATCACAGCAACTGGTGATGCATCTTGGTCGGTTTCTTTTGATGGTTCAGCAAATGCATCATCAGCATTAACCTTAGCAACTACTGGCGTTTCTTCGGGAACATACAAGTCCGTTACCGTTGACACAAAAGGACGTGTCACCGCAGGAACAAATCCAACCACACTAAGCGGGTATGGAATTACGGATGCTATTCCATTATCACAAAAAGGCGCAGTAAATGGTGTTGCGACTTTAGATTCTTCTGGTTTTGTAACTTCTTCGCAATTGCCAAGTTATGTCGATGATGTCGTTGAGTATGCAAATTTGGCAGGATTTCCTGTAACTGGCGAAACTTCAAAAATTTACGTTGCTTTAGATACAAATAAAATTTATAGATGGTCAGGTTCGGCTTATATAGAAATTAGTCCTGTCGCAGGAAATGCAGATACGGCGACTAAGTTGGCCACTGCAAGAAGTATTTCTGCAACTGGTGATGCAACTTGGTCAGTTTCTTTTGATGGTTCTGCAAACGTATCATCTGCATTGACTTTAGCGACAACCGGAGTTTCCGCAGGAACATATAAATCCGTTACAGTTGATACTAAAGGTCGTATTACGGCTGGAACAAATCCTACAACTTTAAGTGGTTATGGCATTACAGATGCACTATCAAATAGTAGTACATCAACACAAAGTGGATATTTCGGTGATATCTTTTTGTATGACGATTCAACGCCTTCTCATTACTTGGGAATCACAAATAGCGCAAACTTGACGGCAGCTAGAACGTTAAGTTTAAACGTAAATGATGCAAATAGAATTATCAGTTTATCTGGTGATTTAACAGTATCTTCGGCGGCCACAATTTCTGGAACCAATACAGGCGATCAAACAATCACATTAACTGGCGATGTGACTGGTTCGGGAACTGGTTCTTTTGCGACAACACTTGCGAATTCGGGAGTTACTGCTGGAACATATACAAAATTAACTGTAGATGTAAAAGGTAGAGCAACAGTAGGAGCCACATTATCGGCTTCTGATATTCCATCACTCGATGCATCAAAAATAACATCAGGACAATTAGGTATAGCAAACGGCGGCACAGGACAATCAACTGCACAGACCGCCATAAATGCCTTAACTCAAGTTTCTTCCGCAACAAATGAATACGTATTAACAAAAGATACTACTACTGGAAATGCCATATGGAAACCAGTTTCTGTCAGTGGTTTTATTAGTTCTATAAACGGATTAAGTGATAGTTCTCAAACATTTGCGACAGGAACATCAGGAACAGATTTTAATATTTCATCCGCTAGTGGTACGCACACATTTAATATTCCTAGTGCTTCAGCTACGAACAGAGGATTAATAACAACTGGCACACAAACAATTGCCGGCGTAAAAACTTTTAGTGATGCAATAGCGATTGGTACAACTCCTTCAGCAACTGGTCATATTAGATTACCGAATAATCAATCGATCAGTTCAAGAAACGCCGCCAATTCAGCGGACGTTGAAATAGTTAAATTGGACTCAAATAATAGAGTTTCGCTTGGTGCAGTTTTGCAGATGAATAACCGAGAAATCATCGGTGTCAATTCAATAGAACAAAACACATCAACAAATTGGAAATTAGACAATTCAGGAAATGCTTACTTTGCAGGAAATGTTAGCATAGGTACAACAACATTTGGCCCTAAGTTAGACATAAATGGCAGCCTCTTGAGAATAGCTAACGGATCAACGGGTTATGGATATTCTCAGTTTGGTAATTCAGCAACGACAACACAAAACTGGCATATAGGTTCAGAAGGTGATGGAACTTTTAGAATTTATAATACAAACTTTGGTAGCGGAGTAGAAAGATTAAGAATAACATCAGGTGGTGATGTCGGAATAGGAACTTTAACTCCAGGTACAAAATTAGATGTATCTGGATCTATAAGATCGTCAAGTCAATTAATTTCAACCGTAGCAACTGGAACGGCTCCACTTTCAGTTACCTCTACGACTAAAGTATCAAATTTAAATGCAGATTTATTAGATGACCAGACTGGTTCTTATTACTTAGATTATAATAATTTTACAAATACTCCAACCATTGGCAACGGAACTTTAACTCTTGCAGTTTCTGGAACGGGACTTAGTGGTTCTGCATCATTTACCGCCAATCAAACCGGAGCAACAACTTTTACTATTACTTCAAATGCTACAAGTGCAAATATCGGAAGTACCATTGTAGCTAGAGATGCTTCTGGCAATTTTAGTGCTGGAACTATAACAGCGAATTTAACAGGACTTGCAAGCGGTGCAACCACTGCTACGTATTTGAATACTGCCGCTTCATCCAGCACAGCGGATAATATAACCACTAGAGTCAATTCTGGATTTTGGGAAAGTAATAGCGCAACGACCGGCGAAGGGTGGCCAGAAACAACAAATAATTGGTACCACTTACTGTGTAGTACACATAGTAATGCCGGAAATTATTACTCAATGCAATTTGCTGGTAGTTTTTTTGATAGCGATGCATTGTATTATAGAGCGACCGCCGGAAGTGGTACTACAGCTTGGAATAGAATATGGCATTCAGGAAATGATAATTTATTAGGAAGATCGACTAATGTTGCGGATACTATAGTTAGAAGAGATATTAATGGTAGTTTCGTTACAAGTAGCATAATATGCATAGATTCTTTAAAATTTTCTACTACTGGACCTAGAATAGAAAACTCATTAGGTGCTTTAGCTTTCAGATCAAATGAATATTCCGATACGCTTTGTGCAACAATGGGAGATTATGAACTTAGTGCTTACCGTATAGGTACGGATACATTAAATATATACGCAGGATCGGGAGCATTTCCTGGAAATGGTTCATTAAGAATTTCAATGACTCCGGATACTGGTGGATTTTATAATAATTATTTTCCGGCAACCACATCACACAGTTGGTTCTTTAACAGACAATCAAGTGGTTCGGGTGAAATTAGATTCATTAACGGTACGAATGGAGTTAGACTGACTACAGGAGCAACTGGGTGGTCAGCAATCTCGGATGTGAGATTGAAACAAGATATTGAAAAATTAAAAGAATCAAAAAATATAATTTTGAATTTGAATCCAGTTCAATACAAATTTAAAAATAATCAAGACAAATTATTTGCAGGATTTATAGCACAAGAGGTGGTAGATATTATTCCCGAGGCAGTGATCGTGGGAGATGATGCAGAACCAACTGTCGAAAATGAAAAATATTTTAATTATTGGGGCATAACCCCCGATATGATCATACCATATTTGACTAAAGCTCTACAAGAAGCATTTGAAGAAATACAAAAATTGAAAGAAAGAATTGAAATTTTAGAATCATAAATAATAGAAACAAATCTTATCAAAGGATTTTAATATGTCCAGAACAGAAATTAAATCGATACAAATTAAAGACCAAGAAGTCAAAAGAAGTGATCTAAACGATACGGTTTCTGGCCAAGCTGTAGTTAAGCGATTGATTGCTGGTACTGGCATAACACTGTCATCAACTGGTATCGATACGGGAACTGGTGATGTTACTATTTCATCCTCAGTTGAGGGTGGTATAACATCAGTCAATAGTTTAACTGCATCGACACAAACATTTGCAACAGGAACATCTGGAACAGATTTTAATATTTCATCCTCGACAAGCACACATACATTTAACATACCAGATGCATCATCCAGCAATAGAGGATTAATAACTACTGGCACACAAACGATAGCAGGAACAAAAACATTTTCAAGCACAATTTCAGGTAGCATAGACGGAAACTCAGCAACTTCTACCAAATTGGCAACAGCAAGAGATATTTCTGTAACTGGCGATGCCACTTGGTCTGTTTCTTTTGATGGATCAGCAAATGCATCCGGTTCACTAACACTTGCGAATTCAGGTGCAACTGCTGGAACATATAGATCTGTGACTGTAGACGCTAAGGGTCGTGTAACCAGCGGTACTAATCCCACTACATTCAGCGGTTACGGAATTAGTGATACAAGTGCAAACCTTGCATCAGCAATCACTGATGAGACGGGATCTGGCTCTTTGGTATTCGCAACTTCACCAACTTTAGTAACGCCAATTTTAGGAACTCCAACTTCTGGTACATTAACAAATTGTACTGGTTATACTTTTGCAAACATATCTTCAAAACCAACAACGTTAAGTGGTTACGGAATTACCGATGCTGTAGCATCATCCGAAAAGGGTGCAGTAAATGGCGTTGCTACACTAAACGCTTCGGGATTGGTTCCTTCATCACAGCTTCCTAGTTATGTCGATGATGTTCTCGAATATGCAAATCTTGCTGGATTTCCAGTTAGCGGAGAAACTGCAAAAATTTATGTTGCTTTAGATACAAATAAAATTTATAGATGGTCAGGTTCGGCTTATATAGAAATTAGTCCTGTTGCTGGTAATTCCGACACCGCTACAAAACTTGCCACAGCAAGAAGTATTTCTGCAACTGGTGATGCAACTTGGTCAGTTTCTTTTGATGGTTCTGCTGATGTATCTTCCTCATTGACTTTAGCAAACTCTGGCGCAACTGCTGGAACATATAGATCCGTG